CCTCCGGCACCACCTGCTCTTGTTACTGCTGAACCTGTAATTGCTGTTGATGTTCCGTTACCGCCTGCACCACCATTTGAACCTGAACCGGCTGAACCTTGGCCAGCTGCGCCACCGCCACCGCCGCCTCCTAAAGGACCACTTCCGCCACCATTAAAACCTTGTGAAGGAGAAACTGGTGGAGTATTTCCTGAACCAGCAGGACCATTGTATGCGCCACCGCCACCTGAGCCACCGTTACCGCCTGCACCACCACTATCATTACCTCCTCGGCCTCCGCCAGCAGATGTGATTGTACTGAAAATTGAATTTGAACCAGCTGTTGAATTTTGATTAGGACCACCTGAGCCAGCTGCACCTACTGATATAGGATATGTTTGAGCAGCCGCTGTAATTGCTGTTGATGAAGCTAATGGACTTGCTGTATATGTACCTGCAACTGGAGATTTTGATTCTCTATAACCACCTGCACCGCCACCGCCGCCGTTATTAAAACCACCGCCACCGCCGCCAGCGATTACTAGATAATCTACTTTAGTTGACCCTAAAGGATTACCAGCATTTGACACTACAAAGTTTGATGATGAATTAAAAGTGTGAATTTTAAAATCGCCTGAATTTGCAACTGTACCACCTGTAGCAGTTACATATTCTTTTGCTTGTAAATCTGCAACATTTGATTCGTTAGTATATAACCAACCTTTTGTTGCGTCAGAGTAAACTAAAACAACACTTGCTCTTGTTGTGTCTATTTGTGAATTGGCTGCATTGCCTTGAATGTTTGAACCGTTACGAGCAATAGTTAAATTATTTGTTTGAAAAGTAGCTGCATAATCTTTAATTGCTACATAATCACCTGCACTTGGAGAGGCAGGTAAAGTCATTGTAATTGCACCTGAAGTTGTGTTTACAAAGTAACCTCTACCAGAAACCATAGTTGTATTTGATGTTACAACTGATTGCCAAGCAAAGGCTAATATCGAAGTAGAACTACCTAATGCTACGGCAGTACCATTTACTGTAATTGAATTATTTGCTAATTTTGCGTTTGCAATAGAACCAGCTAGTTGTGCATTTGTAACACTTGTATTAGGAAGTGTGACAGTTTTAGAAGATAAATCAACAGTTGAATTTAATTTTGCTGCTGTAATTGTACCATCATTTATATCGGCAGCTACAACCGTGCCGTCAACTAATTTAGCTGCGTCAACTGAATTGTCTGCAAGACCTGATTTTGTTACTTTTGTTAATGCCATGTTTTTATCTCTTTATACTATTTATATTAGTTTTGATACTTATACCTAATTATTACAACACCTGAACCGCCGTTACCACCAGTGTTTGGGTCATTACCTAAACCACCTGCACCGCCACCTGTATTTGCCGTTGCATTGGCTGAATTATTATTTCCTCCACTACCAGCACTACCGCCACCAGTACCAGCTGCGCCTCCTGTACCATCTGATTTATTAGCAGCGCCGCCACCGCCGCCGCCTCTGGTGACAGCTGAACCTGAAATCTCTGTACTTACGCCTGCGCCACCAGCTCCTCCGGTGTCATCATTTGGAGCGGGACTTCCGGCTGCACCTGTACCGCCACCGCCGCCGGATGCTTTAACATAACCGCCACCAGCTGGACGACCATCACCACCATTAGTACCTTGTGATGGACTTACAGGTGGATAATTTCCTATACCGCCTTGTCTAGTAGCCTCAGGTGTTGAAACTGGTGAATATAATCCTGCGCCACCACCACCTGAACCACCTCTATGATGTGTTGCACTAGAATTACTTTTACAACCACCTCTTCCGCCACCGGCAGATGTAATTGTACTGAAAACTGAATTTGAACCTGTTGAGCCAGCATAAGAGTTAGGAGAAGCTGCACCTGCAGCTCCACTACCTACTGTTATAGGATATGTTTGTGCTGAAACTGTTAACCCACCTGGAGCAACTAAAGGTGAGGCTGTAAAATCTGGCGTAGAAACTCTACCCTCTCTAAATCCACCAGCGCCTCCGCCACCGCCTTGGTTAGAACCACTACCGCCTCCGGCAACTACAAGATATGATACTTTTCCTGAATAAGGATTACCGGCACCAGCGTCTGATACTACAAAGTTTGATGATGAATTAAATGTATGTATTCTAAAATCACCTGTATTTGTTACTGTGCCGCCGGTAGCAGTAACATATGGATTTAATTCTAAATCACCTACATTATGTTCGTCTGTGAATAACCAACCTTTCGTAGCGTCAACATAAACTAAAGTTACTTGAGCACGATTTGTATTTAATAGCATATTCTCAGTAAATCCTTGAATTTTATGTGAGTTTCTAGCTATTGTTAACTTATTAGTAGCAAATGTTCCTGCGTAATCTTTGATTGAGATTGTGTCACCAATTGTACCACTTGATGGTAATGTCATTGTAATTGCACCACCAGATGTATTTACAAAATAACCACGACCTGCAACCATAGTTGTATTACTTGTAATGATTGATTGCCATTCGACACCTACTTGAGCAACACCTGAAGCGCCTAAAGCTATTGATGTTCCGTTAAATGTGATTGTTGAATTTGCTAATTTAGCATTAGCTATTGAACCGGATAGTTGTGCATTTGTAACACTTGTATTTGGTAAGGTTACAGTTTTAGAAGATAGGTCGAGGGTAGAGGCCAGCTTAGCACTAGTAAGTGTACCATCAGTAAACTCTGTGTTTTGAATAGTACCGTCTTCTATCTGACTCGTTGATACCGAGTTAGTTGCTAAACCGTCCTTTGGTAATTTTGTAAGTGCCATATTTTTTTAATACCCTCTACCATTATTTATACTAAACTAAATGATAACGAAAACTAAGATTTATTAAAAAGTCTTTGTTTTCATTTTTGCCAATATAATGGTCCAGCTCTGAACTAAACAATATAAATTGACCTTTTCTAATTGGCACTCTCCAACTCCAGCCTTTTCTTCTACCATCATTGTAGTTAAAAGTTACCGAAGCTTCTTTTTCACCTGATTGAATACAGTATAGACATGAAATATCTGGCGAACCATGTAAATCAAATGCGTCTAAATGATTATGAGTATTAATTTTCTCATTCTCAGTTTGTACAATACCTGCAACAGAATTAACAGGTGTAGGACATAATGTTGGACCATATTCTATTCGATAGTGGTCTCTGATATAGTCCTGCACCCATTGTAAATGTTGATGATATGGAACTTTACTGTAATCATGTTCGTACTTGTAATCATTGTCTGTAAGTCTATTGTTCAATGTCCAGTTAGATAAGACATGGTTTTTAAGCATATCAATATTAACTGATGATATATCATCAATAGTACCTGTAATTATAGACAACTCATGTAATAGCTTTTTTTCAAGCATAACATCACCTCACTTTTAAATTATATAATTAGATTATCTCGCTACCCAAGCAGAACCATTCCAATCGTGGATTGTTTTAGGGTCAGCTGAATCATTTGATTTAGTAGCTTCCCAACCTTTAGCGTTGTTAGCTTGATAACCTGATTCATTCCAAGTAATTTCATAAGTCCAAACTACCGGGTCTGCGCCATCATCTACTACTGATGGATAAGTGATAGGTGCGTCCCATGAAGCAGTTGAAGTGTTTTTTGTGTAACTTGCGTATGGTTGAGCAGGCCAAAAGATATTTTCATCTTCAGACCAAGTATAACCTATACCTGCATAGTTACCTCTGAACGCTTTTGATTGGTCAGAAGCTTCTGAACCGTCAGCGTCATAGTATTTTCCACCTCTTGTATTGTAAGAAGTTTTTGCCCATAAAGGCCAACCGTGTGTTTTGTTTAAGAAATCAACACCAATTGATTCCAATTCTGTGCCGTCTGCACCTTGGCAGTCAGCGTCTGCGACAACTTCTACTGAAAGAACTTTGCCGTTTATTCCTAGTTTTGCAAAATGTGCCATTTTACTTTTCTCCTATGTGATGAATGTCCTCGTAAGTACATCCAAAGTTAGTTTATTTAAATTTATACAACAACTAAAGTTGAGTTTGCGTCAACTGTTATTGTACCTGATACTGATATTGGACCTGCCAACATCATATTCTCACTCGTAAGTGAAAAACTGTTTGCGATAGTTGAGTTATGTATATAACCACCGCCGTTTGTGCCATATGCAATTTTACCTGTAGATGACATTGTAAATCTTTCTGTGCCTGCTGTGTCAAATCTAATAATATCTTCGTCTGTGCCTTCTTCAACTTGAATTTGTGTATCTGAGTCAGCGTCTAAAACTTTATTACTTGGTGATACTAAATTTTGTGTTTGTATTTTTTTTAAATCGCCAGCTGATGTATCATATACTAATAGTAAATCACCATTTGCTGTTGTAGATAATTCTGTTTGATTTGTAATTGAACCTGAGTCGATTACTGCTACATCTGTTAATACACCTAAAAATACTAGATAAACATTATCTGTAGAAGCTGGAGCGGCTGAAAATACGATTTGTGTTCCACCTGTTCCTAAAGTATAGGCAACACCTGGCTCTTGAACAACACCTGCAACATTAACTAATATTGAAGCTGTCGAACCAATTGTATAATTTAATGTAAAAGTTGTAGTTGAACCGTCAGCTGTTAGTGACTGTCTTTCAAACTTTCCGTATATTGGTTCTCTTCCTATGTATGCCATTTATTATTCTCCTGGGTCCGTAATGTTGTTTCCATCAATTGCAGCCCATTCTTGTATTGCTTGATAATCTCTGTTACTATCATTATGAGGAACATAAGTAATGGTCCCGTTATTATAGGTAACTTTATAGTTAAAACTACCTGAAACTAATGCGTTATAATTTTTTTCTACTGTATTAATCATTTTTATAATTCACAGTCAACTGACCATCCTCCTCCAACTAAATAAGTATATCCAACAGTCATGCTAGAATGTGATATATTGATATCCACTCCTTTTTCATCAATTTCTCCGGTGCCTGTAGCATTATCTGATTGTGACCAACTAGAACCATTATAAAAAGACCATTTTCCTGACCCCGTGCCAGAACCTATTCCAGTAACATAATAAAAAGTTGCTGATGGAGTTGTTCTTTTATTTGTTTTAAAAGAAGTATAAATTCTTGCATTAGTAGTACCAAATGCCGTTGCTTGTAAAGTAGATTGTGTGTGAGCATATGATACACCTTGAGCTGGTGATATTGCTAAATCAAAGTTTTTTTCATAATATCTTTGACATCTTGTTAAATTTATATCTAATGGTAAATGTTCAAAATCGGTCGCTGATGTTCCAGTTTCTAATTGTATACCTGTTATATACCAATCGTTAGATGTGCTATCTGCCAAGTTGACTTGACCTGCTGCTGAATTTGCTGAGCTTGCCCAAGTAGTTTGTAGTGAGCTAGAATTATTAGTAAGATATGTACTCCCAGCAACTAACCAAAAATATATGTATAAACCAATACCATTATCATTATTTAAAGCACCTGTTGTATCTGGTGGAAAAGTAATTGTTTTCTTTTCCCATGTATTAGCTGATGAAATTGTATAAGATTTAGAAATATCTCTGTTATTATCATCATCTTTTAGATAAGCAACATATGTACCTGTCTTTGCTGATTTTACCCAAAATGATAAAGTTAAACTTTCTGCATTTGCTGTTCCTTTTTTTATATACTGTAGATTTTGAGCTTCAATTCTATGTTGAAGTGTCATGTAAGAACCAGAACTCAAACTAGCATTAGCAGTAGTACAATCTAATTTAAAAGATTTTGCAAAACCTTGACCAGTTGGTACATCTGTTGAAATTGAATTTGTCCAAGTTCCAGCTGTACCCATATTTAAATACATTCTATCAGCAGTACGATAAGCACCAGATGTAATTGAAGTAACAGATGTATTTCTTTGAGCTATGCTCATGTCACCATTAATTACTATATTTCTAAATGCGTTTGAACCAAAACCTGTTTGAGAAGCGCCTGAGGCCAATGCTACAGTATCGCCAGAAGCACCTACTGTAATAGTAGTACCACTTTGACTTACAATATTTCCAGCGTCTGAAGCTTGCAATGCGTTTGATTTAACAACATTACCTGCAACTGTTACCGTATCGCCAGCAGCGCCAACTGTAATTACATCACCACTCTCGTTGATAATATTATTACCGTCTGCGTCTTGTACTGTATTTACTTTAATAATTGAACTCATTTAAATTCCTATTTTAACCTTACTGATATTTATATCTTATTATTACGACACCTGAACCACCGGAACCACCTAAACCACCTGGTGATGTACCTGGAGGACCTACTCCTCCGCCACCGCCGCCACCTTTGTTAGCTGAACCTGCTGTACCTGGATTTCCGCCTGATTGACCGCCGGCGCCACCGCCACCGGTACCAGGATTTGAACCTGAACCATTAGCTTGACCGCCACCGCCGCCACCTGAATAAGCGACTGCTGAACCTGTTATTGAATTTGATGAACCTGCACCACCGGCACCATTTACTGGACTTCCGTTGTGAGCAGTACCAACTGCTGAAGCGCCACCGCCTCCGCCAGCTTTGTGTGGACTTCCTGGTGAACCTGCACCTCCGGCATTTCCTTGAGAAGGTGAAACTGGTGGAGTATTTCCAGCTCCGCCTGAACCACCGTTTGTAGAACCACCGCCACCTGAAGCTCCTGCTTGACCTGGATTATTAGGATGACCATGAAGACCGCCACCGCCGCCTCCGCCACCTGTTGATGTGATAGTTGCAAAAACTGATTGAGGTCCGTCTGAGCCTCTACCTGGTGTAGAAGGACCTGGTTGACCTGCGCCACCTGAACCTACTGTAATTGGATATGTTTGTGCTGTTATTGCAAGACCGCCTGTATCTGGAGAAGGATAGTTTGTTCTATATCCTCCAGCACCACCGCCACCGCCGTTAGAGTTTCCTCCTCCTGCGCCACCGCCGACAACTAGATATTCAGCAGTATGACTTCCATTACCTATACCTGAAACAACAAAGTTTGATGATGAATTGAATGTATGAATTTTGTAATTACCAGATGTAGTAGCTGTACCGCCTGTAGCTTCAATAAATGTATCTGTGCCTAATCTTGTTTGTCTGACCCAACCATTTGAAGCGTCTGAATAAACTAAAGTAATTGAATTATATGTGCTGTCTAAAGTTAAATTATCTGTGCCACCTTCAATATTGCTTGAATTTCTTGCTACTGTAACAGCGTTTGTACCGCCATCTAAAGCTATTATTGCAACTACATCACCTAATGAAGGACTTGCCGGTAAAGTCATTGTTTTTGTTCCGCCAGATGAATCAACAAAGTAACCTCTTCCAGAAACCATAGTTGTGTTACTTGTTACAATTGCTTGCCAACTAATATCTGAATCAGAACCAAAACCTGTTGCTGTACCTGAATTTGTTAATGTTACACCTGATGGAATAGTAAATGTGTCGCCAGATGTACCTAAGGTAACTGCGTTGCCTGTTCTCGAACTTAATTTGTTTACTTTTATTTCACTCATTTAAAATCCTATTTAACCTTACTGATATTTATATCTTATTATTACGACACCTGAACCGCCTGCACCAAGTGAAGCATGACCGCCTCCACCTCTATTAGTTGTGCCTGCTGGACCTGAACTTTGGCTGGATGTACCTGGATTGCCTGCATTTGCTGGATTAGAAATACCAGAACCTGTACTACTATTACCTGTTCCACCGCCACCATATCTGATATCACTTCCTGAAATTAATGAAGGCGCACCGTTACCACCAGTACCGCCTGTGTTACCTGAACCATTTTGTCCGACACCAGCAGAACCGCCGCCACCGCCACCGCCGCCATCACTTGGACCTGGACCTGTACCGCCATTATTTCCTTGAGATGGTGAAACTGGTGGAGTATTTCCTGAACCTACTGTTCCTGCTTTTTTAGCACCGCCACCTGAACCGCCTGGTTTACCAGGATGAGCGGGGTCGCCATTATTTGAACCGCCATGACCGCCACCTGCTGAGGTGATTGTACTGAATACTGAACTTGAACCGTTTGCACCTTGACAAGCACTAGCAGCTCCGCCAGCACCTACTGTAATTGGATATGTTTGTACGGCAACTGTGATTCCGGGTGTAGCTGCAATAGGTGAAGCAGTGTAACCTCCATTTGGTGATTTATTTTCTCTAAAACCTCCGCCACCGCCACCGGCACCGTGGTTTTGACCTCCACCTCCGCCGCCAGCAACAACTAATGATGAAACTAATGCTCCACCACCGGCATCGTTACCTATTTTTGATACAACAAAGTTTGATGATGAATTAAAAGTATGAATTTTGTAATTACCTGAAGTTGTTGCTGTACCGCCTGTAGCAGAAACAAAAGTTGGGTCTGTTCCATCTTCATTTACTGTTACCCAACCAAAATCTGAACCTGAATAAACATAAACTCTATTACCACCAAAAGCAGCTGCTACAACATCTGAAGTTGCACCTTCTATTTTTGAACCGTTACGAGCAATTGTTAATGCGTTTGTGGACCATTGATTTGCCACATCAGCAAGAGCAACTTCATCACCAACACTTGGTGAAGCTGGTAATGTAACTGTTATAGCACCGCCAGTAGTATTTACTAGATATCCTTCACTTGCGACTGCTGTAAAGTTTGCCGTCTTAACTGCTTGCCAATCTGTACCAAAACCTGTTGCTGTACCTGAATTTGTTAATGTTACACCTGATGGAATAGTTACAGTCTGACCTGATGTACCAAGAGTAACATTTGTTCCTGAACCCCCGACTGTTACGGTAGAACCGGACGATTTGTCAATTGTATTTACTTCTATTTTACTCATTTATAATCCTATTTATCATTAGTAGTTTAAACTAACTCCTCGTATTCTCGCCTCTTTAGAACCAGAAGCCTGATTGGCGAATAAAATTTTGTATTTTAATTGTGTGCCTGCTGTAACAGCTAAGTCATTTACTTTAGCCATCTTGATACCAGAACTAAAGTCTGGCATAGCAGTAAGTGTAGCAGTAGAAAAATTACTACCGTTATCCGCTGATAATTGTAATACAATGTCTGTGTTTAAAGCATTTGTTCCTGATTGGTCCTGATAAGTTATCATTGCACCCATTGATGAAGTTGAGGATGCTGTGATTGTTGGACAAGTAAAGTTACCTGTTGCACTGGAAACCGTTGTATTACCAGGCGTAAAACTTGTTCCATCTGGATAACGATTATTATTAGACAATCTATATTCATCAACATAACCTCTAATATATCCGTAATTAGAATTGTATGCTCTTCTACTTAACCACCATTTACCACCTAAATTATTATTACTAAGCATTTTATAACTAACTGCTGAACTAATAGCACCAACAGCTGATTGAACACCATTTTTATATAATCTTACATTGTTACCTTGTCTAGTCCATGCTAAGTGTGTCCAAGTATTTACTGGTACCGTATTTGAGCCACCACTTGTTACTTCATAATTACCAGCATTATCACCTGCACCACTTCTATTATATGTATTATGTTGAAATTCTGCATTGTTTTTTATTGACATATGATAAGAACCACCATTATCGGTACTATCACTATATGCTTGACCACCATATTCAGAACTAGAGTTTCCACTACTAGAAGGTAGTGATGTAATATAAGTCCAACATTCTACCGTCCATTCATTAGTGCCGGCATTCCAATCTGTACTATCAGCCCAAGATAAAGCATTACCATGAGAACCTGATGAACCATCACCATCACCAAAATAAATACTTGATGTTCCGAATTTTTTAATTGCTGTTTTTGTAACAACAGTACCAGTTACAATAGCACTTCTATTATTACTTGAACTATCTGTAAATGTTGTTCCATTATCAGAACCATCACCATGTAATAAAAGTAAAGTATTGCTATCACTAGTATATTGACCAGATGTATTGTAAATAGATGAAACATATTCACTAGAGCTTCTAGCCGTAGTCGCACCATTTGTATAACCTGTATCGTCTTGAAACACATCAATATATTGAGAACTTGTTCCTACAGCAGCCCTATTTGATTGTGTAGCTTCTCTTAATGCTAATGTAGATAAATCATTTACTAATTTATCATCACCGCCTGTAGCGAAGTTTGCAAAATTTCTTGTTAATATTCCCATATTTTTATCCTAGGTACCTTAATACTATTTCAGCTCCGTTTGCCGGCGCCGTTACAAAAGTTAATGTTGTTCCTGAAATTGTGTAGTCGTCTGTTGGCACTAAACAAATACCATTTACAAATACTAAAACATCATTAACTGTTCTACCACTATTTATAGTGAATGTTACATCTGAACCATCACCTGTGTTACTTTTATCTGTTGTAAATGTTACTACTGTAGCAATATTTGATTTTTGTATTTTTTTAAATTCTGTTGCGCTTGTATCATAAATCAATAGTACATCATCATCAGCTGCTTGTGTCGCTAATTCAGTACCTCCAATTAATAAATTATCTAATGTAATTTTTTTAAGAGCAGTCGCTGAATTATCATATACTAATAATGTGTCAGCGCCTTGTACAGCAGTTGTTAAACCTGTTTGGCCTGTAAATGCACTTGTTGTTAAAGATTTTGAAAGCTCTGCTGTTTGTATAACTTCAGGAGATAATGTCGGGTTAATAACATATATTTCTGCTGAAGCGTCTGGAGCTGCGTCAAAAGTAATTCTTTTTAATAAGTTAGAACCATCTACACCAAGTGTATATGATTTACCTGAACCTGGCTCTTGTCGGACATTATCAACAAATACCATTAAGTCGGTTGCTGAACCACATTCCTGTGAGATATCAAAAGCGACAGTAGAACCGTCACCTGTAAATGTATCTTTAACAGCTAAGCTTCTAAAACTATCTGTTGGTCTTTTTCCAATATAAGCCATTTAATTCTCTTTACCTTTTTTTATTACACATCTTCTAAGACTGAAACAGTTGCGTCTAAAGCAGAAGCAGCTGAAGATGAAATTCTTAATGCGTCATTAGCAGTACCGTTGCCTTGCAAAACAAGTTTATTTCCAGACATTACTTCTAATGAAGCGCCTGCTGGAACTGTAGCGTCTTTCACAATGTAAACATCATTTGAACCACTAAAGTTGTCTAAAAAAACACTAGCAGTGATACCAGCGTTTGATTTATTTGCAAGAGTAATACCAATAACGATTGATTCCATTGCTACCGAACTTGAACTAGGAACCGTATATACTGCTGTTGCCGAAGCGCCAGCTGTAGTGCCCATTGAAGCGGATGTAAACCTTTTAAAATCGTTTGCCATTTTTAACCCTTTTCTATATTTATAATACTATTTATAATAAAATTATTATAAATTTAACCTAATGCTACTGCTTGTGCAATAGCAAACCCTTGTGAGGCACCACCGATATCTGATAATACCTGTGTTCCTGTTCTTGTTTTAATAACATTACTATCACTTACTAAGAATTTATCAGTATCAGCAGAAGCGGCCGCTAATCCTGATAGTGTAACCGTACCTGTAGCAGTCAAAGCTGCTGAAGTTAAACTAGTTAAACCTGTTATTGTACTTGCAAGACCAAAAGTAATAGTATCTGAAGCAGATACCGTTGCTGTAACATTTGTATCACTTGCAAAGTTTAATATATCTCCTGAATTTATTTGTTGTACAGTAGAAGATGAATCTTTTATTGTAAAAGCAGTTGTAACAGCAGTATTTACCTCGTTAATAGCCGCAACAATAGCCGATTTATTCGTAGTATTTAAACTCGATAAATCACCGACATCTGTTCCAAGACTATTAAAGGTTGTTCTAAACCCCTCTAATGTACTTGTTGTTGCTACATTTCTTACAGCCATTAGTTACCTAATCCTTTTATTAAATTCTTTATTTCTCTTAATTCTGCCTTTAAACTATTTATTTCTTTTACAGCAGTCCTAATTTCATCACCTTGTTTTTCTCTTGCTTTTATTCTACTCATATAAACTGTATATTCACTTATATTCGTGTTTACTATACCATTCGAATAAATATCTCTCTCTAAACTTGTGTGACCTTCTACTTTTAATCTCGCCATATTAAACCGCCAATGCAATTCCTCTCAAATCTTTAATTACTGGTGGGTACGCTGAGTTTGTACCTTTCATAACTATTTTGATTTGAAATGCTGTAAACTCTGATATAGCACTTGTACTATATTTGTATTCTTTATATGTACCTGCGTCTTCAGCTGGTGTAACTGTTGTATCTTCGCTACCATCTCCATTAAACGCTGTCCAACCTAAGTCATCAATATTTCTAACTTCTTCGGAAGAAGTTGCTCTAAAGAAAACTCTAACACTAGAAGTAGAACGAACATTTTGAGTTAATCTAACTTCTATAGCAGTTGAAGGATTTTCTAAATTAATTGGTCTTGTACAATATACAGCCGCTGATGAAGAACCACTTGGTTGGTCATCATCAACAAAATTAGGCGTGTTACTTGTAGTTGGTTGATTTAATCTATTTTGAATTGTAAATGCACTCATTCTTTGAGTATCAATTACAGGCGATAATTTTGTATTTTCAGAATTTAAATCTAATTGAACAAATAATGATTTGTTACCTGACATTTCATTTGTTTGGTTTATATCACTTGCAACCATTTGAGGAGCAGTAAAATAAATATTATCATTTCCTACAACTGATTGTCTATTTGAGAAACTTGTTAAAGTAAATTCTGATTCTGAACCGTGAACTGATTTACCAGTTGTTGGTCTTACAGAATATCCTATTGATGTTTCAGGTACAATCATTGTTTGAATACTTAAATTTAATACATCATACAATCTGTTTTGTGTAGCTGTTATTGTTAAACCACCAATATCTCCTGTTGCGTTTGCATTTGAAGAACTTCCTGATGTAATGTCATAACTATCTAAAGTTATATTTGTAAGACTTGTGTATGTTCCGTTAATATCAGAATGTGCAAGACCATTGTAAGTACCACTTGATATACCAGCAATTGTTACATTGTTAGATGTGCCGTGCATACCATGGTTTGGATGGAAAACTCTAATTACTTTAGAACCACTTGTTGTTCTTAAAGCATTATTTTTTAATGTTCTTGTAGGTAAACTATCGTTAGTTAATACAACTGCACCATCATTTGTATTATCAAATTCACATCTTCTTAATTTAAATTTAATATCTTCATTTTGGTCAGCAGTCCATGTGGTACCATTTTGTGATTTAAATAATACACCTGCATATGGTTGCTCTGATATTGTTCTATCAGAATTAATTTGTGTTTCTCCCATTCTAGCAACCCAAGCATTATAGTCTGTAGAGTTTGCTAATACAACTAATGCGTATTCAACATTTTCTTGAATATAAACTGGACTATCAAAAGTAAATTTTGTAGGAGTTGTAGAGTCTGTACTAATACTTACAGCACTTGGATTAATTGTTTTTTCTGAGAATGGTAATATTTTTGTACCAGGATAACCATTTACAACTTCTCTAATTTGAACAGTAATTGGGACTGAATCATCTTTAGATTGGAAGAATAAATCTACTGAACTTACAAAAACACCACCACTATCATCAATTAAGAATGTTTGTGCTAATGGGTCCCACCAACCGACTTGTCTTTCGGTTTCTCTAGTTGATGTTTGCGTTCTTGTTCTATTATCTGTTGTATTTGTTCTTTGTAATCTTGGTTCTCTTGTAGATAAAATTGTTTCTTGTTGAGTTTCTAAAATACCTCTAGCTGTGTAATCTACTTCACCAGCTGTTTCTACATCTGAACTTCTATCGTCTGTAGGAGAGGCAGTTAATCTGAATACTCTAGTACCTGTTCTCCATCTAGGATTTGAATTATTTGTCGGGTCAGGAATTGCAAATGTTCCTGATAATGCACCGTTAGAGTCTGTAACTAAATTACCACCTAATGAACCGCCATTTGGTGTAGTATAAGCTGTTACATCTATATTATCAAAATATGGATAAACTCTTGTGTTTGGTTTAAATCTTGTACCGTTAAATGTAATTGTTCTTGCTCTTACAAATGGCACAAATGCAACATTTACGATTCTGTCACCAATTGAATTTCTAACAACTTGTGGTACTAAAACATTTCTAACACCTGTTCTAGTTTGATTTGTTAATTGTGTAGTTGTAACTTCTTGTCTTTGTAATACTCGTCTTGGAACACCACGAGCAAATGTTTGTTCTCTTACTTGACCACCAATATTTCTAACATCTGTTTCTACTGGAGCACCTGACCACATATCTTGCCATTCATTCCAAACTGTTCCTATTTCTATACTTTCTAAACCAGGATTACCAGAAATTAAAGTATCAAAACCACCTGTAGTATTAATTGTTAATTCAGGGGCTCTTTCTGTTTCTTTCCATTCATCTCCTGGAGGAGTTAAATCAATACTACCAATCCATGTAAATACATTGAATGGGTTTACATTTATAAATTTACTTGCAAAAGGTTGGTCTACTAATGTTTCTTCCGTATAAGGTAGAGTTAATAGGTCACCTGTTTTTTGATAGTTAGCTGATGTTCTATCTGCTTCAACAATTTCTGTACCATCTTCATCTCTTTCAATAAGTTGTACTGCGTCCTCTTTAAATGTTGGTCTTAATGCGCCTTCAGCCATTGCCATTGCAGCTTTATAGTCTGCATTACCAACATCACCAATACCGTGACCTGTAAAGTTATCAACAATAAATCCGTTTTTAAATCTATCAAAACCATCTGCGTCTTGTATCTGTAAAGACTGAGCAGATTGTTCTAACATATTTAATTGTGTATAGTATTCGACATTTTCTAATCTCTTTTCAATCTTACCAATATCTCTCATTGTATATCTTCTATTATCAATGATTTGAATTTCTACATGGTCAGTTGAAAGAGTATAGTTATCTAATTGCAATGTGTATAGGTGCATTGCACTATCTAAATTATTTGGTATTTGTGGACTTAGTGATGAAGCACCGTCAACTTTTCTAAATGAACCATCTTTATCTAAAAATATTTTTACAATTTTAGGTAGATAAAATTCAAAGTCAGAGGTTACATCTGAACCAAACTTGACAATATCAACTGTTGAAGCACCTGTGCCGTCAAAACTTCTATCTTGTCCACCTGAAGCAACTGTACTTGCGTCATCTACTCTAGGTCTAAAATCCAATACATCTCTTAACTGTAATATTTCACCAGTTGTATCTGAACTATAACTTGGTATATCTGCATATGCAACAACACCTGAATATGAGTCAACATCAAAATAATCTCCAGAACCGTGAGAGAAGAAATCAAAATTAACTAACAATCTTCCAGTTGGTGTTAATGAACCTGTTTTTAATTTAATTCTACCAATGTCATAGAAGTTATCTCTTTGACCATTGTCTAAATCAAATCTATCCGTAATATTTGTATGACTTGTTGTTGCAACTGTACTAAAGTCTGGTGCCATAAAAATACTATTAATTTTAAATATGTCTGCTTTGCCTAAACCAATTACACCACTTTGAATAGTCGCTTGTGTAGAAACAGCTAAAGTTGTATTTGAATTTAATGTTTTAGTTTTTGAACCTGCAACTGCTCTATTAATTGTACCAAGAACTTTAACTTTATGACCTGCATAATTAGCGCCAAAGTCTAGTGTTAATGTTTTACCTGTAGGAGAACCGCCTAATGTAAAGATGGCGTCACCTTCATGGTTATTACCTGTTAAACTTAATACATCTCCTACTGCACCTGTACCACCAGAACCGGTTGTCATAATTGATACTGAGAAATCTCTTTCAAGTAATGATGTAAATGTTTCGTTAGTACCAGCAGTAATTGTTACATCACCATTTGATGATAATGTACCTGTAAAGTGTCTTCTTACTGCAAAGTTGGTGTCTGTAACACCAGAGTTGTTTGTAGTTTTTAATGTCTTAATTGTTTTATAAGGTAATTTAAATATAGAAGTGTTATTATTACTTTCTTGTATTTTACCTCTATTTCTTGTAGCGTTTGATTTTGTTGTAACATCTGAACCGCCAACAGCGACTGAAACAGTCATTGAAGTATTTGAAATAATAGCTTCAACAATTCTTGTCAATAGTGTGCCACCATCTGATAAGAATGTTATTTCATCACCTATTCTTAATTCATCATTAAATCTTGTACCAAAACCTGTAACTGCAACACCACTATTTGCTAATGAAATAGTACCTGAAATTTGTAAACTTTCTCCGTTAGTCGAAGACCTAGAAACATCAGCTGTGTATGTTGGCGAACCTGCCATACCAAGATGTTTGACATGAGAGAAGTCGTGAGTAGTTACACCTTTTAAACCAACTGCGTCTGTTTGAATAACCGCTGTATTTGATGAAGTGCCACCTGTAATTGTTTCTCCTGCTGAGAATGTACCTACAACATTTGATACAATAACAACTCCATGAGCAGCATTACCACCTGAGGAATATGTACCATAACTACCAGAATTTATTGAAGTTGTACCATCTGTACCGTACAATTCAAAAGTGTTTGTTGCTGGATTTCTAACTGTGAAATTTTGTCCGTTTAATTGTGTCATACCACCGACACTTTCAATTGTAATTTGTTGGCCTTCTTTGAAACCATGACCGTTTGCTGTAACAACTCCTGGATTAGCCTTAGTTGCAGCTGAGATAGTTGCAAGCTTAGTTGTAGAAACTGATTCAAAAGTAGCAGTAGCACCTGAAGTACCACCAGTAATTTTTTCTCCTGTTGTAAATGATTGTGCTGTTCTAATATTCAAGTGTGTGAACATATTAATATCAAATAGATAATGTTTGTAAATTGCACTTGTTAATGATGAACTTGAAAAAATATTTGAAGCAGCTGTTCCTGAGTTTAATTCGTAACCTCTTGACTTAGCACGACCAATAGTATTAATACCGGCACCTGAGCCTGTGTTTTCTGTACCTCTACTTGAATTTAATGTATTGTATAAATTAATTCTTTTAAATGCTTCAACATCACCAGATACAAAACCAATATCAGGAGAACCATAAACATTTTGTACATTTACAAAGTTACCTAGATTAAATCTTGTATTAAAGTTATTTTCTGTATCAAAATCTCTTGCTTTATCTACATCAACAAAAGTTGTACCAATTGTTTCTATTTCATAACCTTTTACATATGCTTTACCAGGTGAAATTCCTATTGCAAGTTTACTTTCTAATCCGCCGTTAGCAGATGTAAATATACCTCTATTAGTACCTAAACTTAAATGTTCTCTAATATCTACATCCATACCTCTAACTAGATAATCACCTGATTCATCAAATGTTCTTCTAGCAAGTGTATCTTCTAATACCGCATATTCAGTTGTTCTAACTCTGTTTTGAATTATACCTAATTTTAATCTAAGCAATTCGATAAAGTTTGAATCTTCGGTACTTGTTAAAGTTTTCTTAGCAAGTGTTAAATCTATTTTAAATCTGTGGGCGCCAGGAGCATTCTGATTAGAAGCTCCAGCTGCGTTATCATTTAGAGATAAATCGTCATTTGGTGTTACAAAAGATTCTGTAACTGCAAGACCAACTCTATATGAAGGTGAACTTGTATATTTGTCTAATACTAAAACTTGTTCAGCAACTTCAACATGAAAACCATTTATATAATAAACACCTGCACCGATTGTAGCGGCTGCACCTGTGTGACAAGTAGATACAGTTAATGTAGCAGCTGCACTATCGACTGTACAATTAATTGTTTCGCCATTTGTAAATTTAAATGCTGCTCCTGAAGTACCTGAAGTGATGTATTTAACAAATACTGTATCGGGGTCAGTACCGTCTGTAGCTGCAACACCAATACAATTTGCAACAACACCTGAAGTTGCACCTGTTAATTTTACACCATTATACTTTGTAATATCTGATAGAGATTTTGCCGATAGTTTTACAGCATAGTAATTTAAATCATAACCGATTTCACCAGGAATGACCATTGCACCTTGTTTAAAGATGTGGTCAGATAGTCTTTCGACTTGATTCTGTAAAATCGTTTGTGATTGTGTTAACTCTCTCGCCTGTACTGCAAATGCTGGTCTAAAAAGAACTCTATGGAACTTCTTCGAGTCAGTAAAATCATCATAATACGGCGTGAGGTTAAAGTCAGTTGGACTTGGCATTTATTTCCCTCTTAAAATTCAATAACTAATTTAACATTTTCTGTTTGGTCTGAAGCTCTTGTAATAGGTGCTCTATTTTCAACATATACCACATCACCACTATCAGCGTCTAATTCAGCGGCTGCATAACCACTTGTAAATGAAACACTATCAACTGTGCTTGTTGAAGTTGAAGGTGTACCTGTAATACCTGAGTCAGCACCCGTAATCGTGTTTGCGCCAGAAAACGCTGTTAAGTTACCGTTTGTATCCAAACCATTATTGTTAAATCTGGTTTGAAGATAATATAATATTTTGTTTGTGTTATCCCACTCAACAACTCTACCTACGGCACCTGTTGTTGCTTGAGTAATTTTTTCATCTACTGTAAATGAACCTGAAGCACTAGCAAGAAGAACTGATTTAACACCTCTTAGTGTAGTTGCTGTTGCAGCTGAACCACCTGATTTAGGGTCTTTTACAATACATACTCGTCTGAAATCGTTAGTAGTATTAAAGTCACCTGAGTTTGATGTTTCTGCACCTTCAAAGTTAGTGTTTGTCATTACAAAGAAACCACCTAACTCTGTTACTGCGTCTTTACCGTGACCACCTTTTGGTTCTATAATAACATCTAATTCTGTTCCTGTTAAACTTGAAGCTCCTGCAGCTATTATATCTGCAAGTCTAATGTAAGCAAAAGTATAACCTGTTCCAGGAGTTGTAACTGTTACGGCTGTAACTGCACCTGAAGAAACTGTTACTGAAACTTTACCGCCTGTACCGTCACCTCTAATAGCAATGTTAGCGTGTGTTCCGTTTGAACCACTTGAACCAGCAGTTTTAATTTTTACTAGGTTAATTGCACCGTCAACAGCCGCTGAAGCAACAGTTGAGTTTGTTGCAACTGCCATAAAGTCAGTTGATAAAAAGTTAACCTGTTGTGAAGCAGATAGTGAATACATATATTTCCATTTGTATCCATCACCTGTTGTTAAAATTGATGTTGATGTTCCTGTAGGTTCTACAGTTGAGTTTGCATTGTTATTGTTTTCTAAACATTTGTAAACATTGTTTGCACTATTTAAGACATAGAAAGTTGCGTCAAATAAATTAGTAGCACCACTATTCGCCGACTGAGTAGTTGTTGTGCCTGTAACTCTATTTCCGTAATCATGTCTGTAATAATCGTAAACTGTTCCTGTTGCCCAATTTCTTCTTGGTATTGCAAATGAAACATCACTTGTTGTAATTCTTTTTGCAGCTAATAAATCATCAAAATAAAAGAATTCATCCTGAATTGAATCAACTGGAGTTAATGGACTTGAATCTGTTCCCTCATTTTCTGTTCGACTATCACCTCTAGTGGATGTGCCAAATGCTTGAGAACGGCCTAAACCCATGTAATAGACAGTATTTGCTGATTCGCTGAAAGATTCAACGAACTGTTGAGCATTGTGTCTTCTAAATTTGTTTGTTATAATTGCCGGCATAATTTTATCTTTTAATCCTTTATACTATTTATACACTAATTCTGGTACTTATATCTTATTATCACAACACCTGAACCGCCTTGAGCACCAGAAGGACCTATTGGTGAATCACCACCGCCTCCGCCGCCGCCAGTATTTGCTGTGCCGTCTGTACCTTTTACTTCAGAACCTCTACCTGGAAAACCTCCACCTGCACCGCCGCCACCTGGACCGCCAGCACCTGACCTACCGCCCGGAGTTTCTTTATTTCCTCCTCCGCCGCCAGCTCTTACTACTGATGAACCTGAGATTTCACTTGTAGCACCTGCTCCGCCTTCGCCTGCAATGGATCCAGAAAAATTAGTACCAGCAGCTGTAGCGCCTCCGCCACCTCCGCCCATATTTGGCTCTCCACCGTTACCACCGTTATTTCCTTGTGATGGACTTACTGGTGGAGTATTACCTACACCACCTCCACCTGGAGTATTTCTACCTCCGCCGCCGCCTGAACCTCCGGCAAGGCCGTTACCGTTTGGTGAACCATCATTTGTTCCGCCGCCGCCACCGCCGCCAGCAGATGTGATAGTTGAAAATATTGAATTTGAACCATTTGAGCCTGAAGCGCCTGAAGTAGCACCTGACCCACCAGCACCTCCACTACCTACTGTTATAGGATATGTTTGAGCTGCAATTGCAGTACCTCCAGTTACAACACCTGGAAATGGTGAAGTATATGTATCTGTTGTGGCTTTACCTTCTCTATATCCGCCGGCACCAGCACCGCCGCCACCGCCGTTAGATTGGCCTCCGCCACCGCCTCCGCCAACTACTAGATATGAAACTGTATTTGAACCGCCTGAATTTCCACCGTCCGATACGACAAAGTTTGATGAAGAATTGAATACATGAATTTTAAAATCAGTAGATGTTGTTACTGTACCGCCTGTAGCAGTTACATAAGCGTCTGGAACTGAGTCATTATTTACTCTTAACCAACCTTGTGTAGAGCCTGAATATACAAATTTAACTTTTGCACCAAGGGTTAATACTTTATTAGAAGCTGCACCTTCAAGATTTGAACCATTACGGTCTACTGTACAAGCATTTGTACCAAATTTGTCCCTTGAGTCAACTATGTCTACCTCATCACCTACACTTGGTGAAGCTGGTAAGGTAACTGTAATTGTATTGCTAGTTGTATTAACAAAATATCCTTCACTAGCAACTGCTGTAAAGTTTGCTGTTTTTTCTGCTTGCCAATCTGTGCCAGCAGTTATACTACCACTTGCACCTAAGGCAATAGCGGTACCGTTTATAGTAATAGATGAATTAGCTAATTTTGCGTTTGCAATAGAACCTGCTAATTTATCATTAGCAATAGAACCTGCTAATTTATCATTAGCAATAGAACCTGCTAATTGTGAATTTGTTATGCCACCTGCTAATTTATCAGCTGCTATTGTGCCTGGAGTTATATTTGAATCTTTTATTTTGTTTGCCATGATACTATTTATATACCTTTTTTAAAGTTCCTTAATTGTTATTACATCCGCTGCTACTGGAGCAGAACCAAAAGTTAAAACGGCCCCAGAAATTGCATAGTCTGTTGTTGGTCTCTGAAAAACACCGTTTATGAATACTAAAGTATTATTTACAGTCATACCGTTTGTTACTGTAAAAGTTGTATCTGAACCGTCACCTGTATAATTTCTTGTATTACCTGTAACTTGACCTACACCAATTGTCTTATTTGTTAGAGTTTGTGTTGCAATCTCTGAAACTAATGTTGAGTTGCCACCTTGTGGTAACAACATTGTGTTTGTTATACTTGCACTATGTGGTTGAGGTTTAATTGTTTGACCATGTGAGTTAGCATGGCAATTTAATTTAATTTGGCCTTCAATAGAAGAACCATTACCTCTAAATTCTGTTATATTAGTAGCACTATTCACCAGTAAGTTACCTGAAGCATTTGTTAATGTTTCTGTTTGTAAACTTGTAATTCCTGAAAAAGTAGTTACTGTAGCTCCAAGAGCAACTGCTGTTGAACCAATAGTTACACTTGAATTAGCTAATTTAGCATTTGCAATAGAACCTGCTAATGAGGCGTTTGCAATATTTGTAATTGTATTATCAGGACCATTAATTGTTTTATTTGTTAATGTCTGAGTTTTTGAGGTAATCGCTAAAGCAGAACCATTACCTAATTCTGTATAGATTTCGTTAAAGTTATCGTTAATTAAATCACCACCAGCACGGATAGTAGTTCCTGTTCCGTCATCTGCTGAAGACCCGATATTAATTGTTTGTTTAGCCATTGATTCTCTCTATAATTCCCTAATATTTATACAAGTTTTATCATTATGTTACATCAAATCTTGTANTTGTNGTATCAAANTTAATACTTGTTAATGAAAATTCTGTTGCTGGAGCTGATACCTTGATTTCTGTTGGTATTGTTATTGTTTGTTTCATACCATCAATTGCATATTCAGCTAATGTAAATCTTTCTCCGTCAATATCTGTATCACTAAAACCTGT